CCGGCAAAAGACTTCTACTTGCGGATGGTGTGGCGAACCTCGAACATTCAAGATTGGTGAGTCTGTTTCAAATGCCTATCATCCTGAATGTCGAAAAGAGGCACAGAGCGCTCGATACAGGATCAAGACAGTCAAGCGACAGAGCAAAACAAAGCGCTGGCGCATTTCGCATCAAGAGATAGTCAGGCAATACGGAGACAAGTGCCACATCTGCAATAAGCCAATAGACCTAGACTTGCCTCGAACTCACACTCAGGGTTTGACAGTTGATCACCTTGTCCCACTAAGCAAGGGCGGCACAGATGACATGAGCAACTTGCGACCCGCACATTGGAGTTGCAACATGAGAAAGTCAGACAAGCTAATGGAGGAACTAAATGCCTAATCCTGGCAAGAGCGCAGAGCTAAAGAAAAAGCTCGGCTCCCGACACTCAGGTCTTGAGCCAGTTATGCCGGTGCAGGAGATTGAGAGAGCCCCTGAACCACTACGACAGTTGTCGCACTCTGGCTTGCACTTTTGGAAAGAAGCTTTCAGGTCAAGAACAACCTGGCTGAAGGATACCGACTTAGAGTTGTTGCAGGTTGTCTGTGAGCAACTGGATGAGCGAGACCAGCTCAGGATCTATGTCCTTGACAACATTGAGGCTTGGCACGAAAGGTCTGCTCTTAGGGTGCTTGAGAGAGACTTAGCCACTAACCTAAAGGAACTAGGATTCACACCGACAGCTAGGCAGAAGCTCGGCATACAAGAGGTCAAAGCCATCTCAAAGCTAGAGCAGTTGCAGGCAAGAAAGGAACAGCGTGTGGCCTCCACAATGGCTGACACCAGTCCCGCAGAATCTGATTGAGTCAGGCGAAGGCGAACTGGTCATAGACTTTGCCGATGCCTTTGGGGTGATTACAAAAGACTCCATCGCAGGCAAAGCAGGCACAGCCTTACACTTGCGCGACTGGCAGAAAGACTTGATTCGCCATGTCTTTGCCGGTGACGAGAAGGGCTATCGCCACGCCATCTCGCTGGTTCTGATGCCCCGCAAGAACGGCAAGTCTGCGCTTGGTTCTTTGTTTGGCCTGTATTCGCTAATCCTCGGAGTTCGGGGCGCGGAGGTCTACTCAGTAGCGGCGGAGAAGGAACAGGCTCGGATCGTATTCGCAGATGCTAAGAGAATGATTGAGGCATCCCCTGAACTAACTGAAATGACCAAGCTTTACCGCGATGCCATTGAGCTACCATCTGCCGGCTCGGTCTATCGAGTGCTCTCCGCAGAGGCGTATTCCAAAGAAGGCCTGAATCCATCGGCAGTTATCTTTGACGAGCTGCACGCACAGCCCAACCGAGAACTTTTCGATGTGATGTCTTTGGCTATGGGCTCGCGCGGGCGGTTAGCCACCCTTATCGCCATCAGCACCCCTGGGGTGAAGACCGATGCCACCGGACAAGACTCAATCGCTTATTCGCTCTATCAGTATGGGCAAAGGGTAGCCAGAGGCGAGGCGGAAGACCCAACCTTCTTCATGGCAGCTTGGGAAGCACCGCAAGAGGCAGATCATCGCCTGCCTGAAACTTGGGAGATGTCCAATCCAGGCTACGGAGACATCTGTGACCCTGCCGACTTTGAATCTGCCGTTAGGCGCACACCTGAACCTGAGTTCCGCACAAAGCGCTGTGGGCAGTGGGTGTCAAGTGCCACTAGCTGGCTTCCTACTGGCTCGTGGGAGGCTTGCGCGGATGAGTTGGAGTTAGAGGGCAAAGAGTATGTTATGGGCTTTGACGGCTCGTTTTCCGGTGACTCGACTGTTCTGGTTGGCGCGACCATCGAGGACATCCCGCAGGTGTTTATGATTCAGGCATGGGAAAAAGACCCCAACATTCACGATGACACTTGGCGAGTTGACATTCTGCAAGTTGAGCAGAGAATCAGAGACTTTATTAGAGACAATCCCAACTGCAAGGAAATAGTCTGCGACCCCTACCGCTGGCAGAGGTCAATGCAAGTCCTAGCAGAAGAGGGCTACCCGATAGTTGAGTATCCCTCTACCAATGCCAGAAGGATGGTTCCGGCTTGCGCAAAGTTCTTCGACCATGTGGTTGATAAACGACTCAGGCATGACGGAGATCCCTTATTGGCTAGACACTTATCAAATGCAGTAGTGAAACAAGACAATCTAGGAGTCAGGATAGTGAAAGAGAACAGAGCCTCTTCGCGCAGGATAGATGCTGCTGTCGCAGCCGTCATCGCTGTTGATAGGGCGTTACAAGTTAGAATAGAACCAGAACAATCAGTGCCAGGTGTTTATGTCTTCTAAAGTAGCAACAATCACGCAGGTCGCAGGCGCAACCGCAGTGGCAGTCGGGGTAGGGGTTATGTTTATCCCTGCCGGCATCATTATTGGCGGAGTGTTCGCAATCCTATTCGGACTAGCCCTAGAGAGGCGTAATGCTAGGTAATTTGTTTGAGCGCAGAGCCGTCACTCCTAACTCGCTATGGGGTGCAGGGCTTGACTTTGAGTTGCAGAACAACTCAGGCACATTTGTTGATGAGGATAATGTCTACAAGCTGGCAGGCGTAAGCGCTGCCGTTTCCCTCATCGCAGGAACTATCTCGACCCTGCCGATGGATGCTTGGATTAGGCGCGAAGGTCAAAAGAACCTAATGCGACCTAAGCCCGACTGGGTGAACAGACCCGATGTGTCGTTCGTTGATCGCACACCTTTCGTTAGCTCAATCATTGCCTCGCTAATGCTTGACGGCAACGCCTTTATCAGAATTTTCCGAGACGGCGAGGGTTTCCCTGTGAACCTCACTGTTCTTAACCCAACCAAAATCAAGGTCAAGCGCAACGGCGTTGGCCGCACGATGTTTGAGTATGAGGAAGACCAGAAGACCTATACCTCAGATGACATCTTGCACATCGTCGAGTCGGTTATGCGACCAGGCTCGGTCAGGGGCGTTTCTCGCGTTGAGGAGATGAAGGATGCTCTTGGTCTAGGCCTAGCCCTTGATGCCTATGCACAGCGGTTCTTCGGACAGGGCACTTCCGGTAACTACGCACTGATGACCGACCAAGCCCTCACTGAAGAGCAGGCTAAGCAACTGGCAAAGAGCGTAGATGCAAAGCATGGGGGTTGGAGAAAGTCGCACAAGACCCTTGTGTTGCACTCAGGTCTAAAAATAGAAGACATCGGGGTTGACCCAGAGCAAACCCAGCTACTGGACTCTCGCAGAATGTTCATCGAAGACCTATGCCGGATTTGGAACATCCCATCGCACATGATGAACCTTCCAGGCACAAACACCTACAGCAGTGTTGAGGCTACTCAAATCGAGTTCGTGACTCACACCCTGAGACCCTATGTGTCAATCATTGAGAACGCACTTTCCTCACTGCTACAGATTTACCCAAATGGACAGGGCGCATTTGTCGAGTTCAACATGAACTCACTTCTTAGAGGAGATCAGCAGTCAAGGTTTGCTGCATACTCACAGGGAATCCAAGCCGGCATCCTGACAACCAACGATGCAAGGCAGGCAGAGGGATTGTCAAAGATCGATGGCGGAGACATCCTCAGAGTCCCACTGACAAATGTAAACATTGATGCTGCCGACCTAGTTGCCACTGACAAGCGCGTGGGAATGGCACAGAGGCTAGTTCAGGTAGGGTATGACCCCGCAGCTGTCCTAGAGGCCTTTGGCCTGCCCAGCATCGCACACACCGGTCTGCCTAGCGTTCAGCTACAAGGAGTGGCACAAGTCAATCCAGCAGATCCTGAGTCGGTTTATCCAGCGGAGGGCTAAATGGGATTAATCGCAGCGCACTACACAATTGGCACAGTTGCTACAAAAGTGGTCGAGTCTTACCGCTCACCACAGCTGATTACATTTCACAACCACGAGCACAGCTCAAACAGCGACATCTACATCAACGGCCCAGGCGTGACAATCAATAACGGCCTTCATGTAACGGACACCGAAACAATCCAGCTGACAGTCCCTGCCGGCGATGAAGTCTGGGCAATCTCAGACACAACCGGCAACGAACTTCATGTATTAGCACAGAGGTTATAGCTTTGCCTTATTACATAACTGACTCAAATCCCGACTGCTCAGAAGGTTGGGCTGTCGAGAAAGACGATGGCGAAGTTATTGGTTGCCACACAACCAAGCAAGCCGCCATTGATCAGATGGTCGCAGTGTCAATCGCCGAGGGCATTGAGCCAGGTGGAGAGAGGGCAAAGAGAGACCTGCCCGACAATTACCGACCAGCCCTATCAGAAGATGTCCCAGAGGGAAGAGCCTGCGGTAATTGCTTCTTCTACAACGAAGACAATGTTCAAAACGACATGGCTTATTGCGAGCGCTGGGAAGAGTATGTCAGGGGAGATTATTATTGCAACGCTTGGCAAGAAGATGTTGAAACAAGGCAGGTAGACCGCACACCACCTGCTTACATGAGGGCAAGTGCAAGGAGAGGACTGGACTGGTATGCAGAAGGTCTTGGCGGTGATGGTTTGGTTGACCGGACTATTCGAGAGGCTAGGCAAATGGCCGCTGGCGAGAACTTGTCTGAAGATAAGTGGAAGCGTATTGCTGCTTGGATTGCTCGCCATCTTGGTGACTTGGATGCTCCTGATGCTGATCCTGATTCTGACAATTTCCCTTCCCCTGGTGTTGTTGCAATGGCTCTATGGGGTGGCGGGACAACTAAGAGGTCTGCTCGTAGGGCGCAGGCGTATGCAGAAGGTGTAGTTACTAGACTAGAGGCAGAGCAAGAACGAGGAAAGATGAAGCACGAAACTAGAAACTTTGATGCCGACTTCGAACTGAGAGACGAGCAAGACGGCATGACCTTTGTTGGTTATGCTGCCAAGTTCAACTCATGGTCAGAAGACTTGGGCGGATTTAGAGAGCAGATTGAGCCTGGCGCTTTCAAGCGATCACTAAGGGCAAGAGGCGATGTCAAGCTACTGATAAACCACGACACCGGCAGAGTCCTAGCCTCGACCCGCGCAGGGACAATGAGGCTCAGCGAGGATGAGGTCGGCCTAAGAGTTGAGGCATCGCTGCCAAACAACACCGAAGGTCGAGACATGGCTGAGAGCCTACGGCGCGGAGACTACTCAAAGATGAGCTTTGGGTTCTCTGTCATGAAAGACTCCTGGAACTCAGACATGACAGAGCGCAGCCTCAAGTCAGTCAAACTTTTTGAGGCAAGCATCGTGGCGTTTCCGGCATACTCGGAAACAGAGGCGATGGTTCGCTCACTAGACAAGGTTGCCGCTCGCGCACAGGTTGATGCGGATGAACTGGCTGATGCAGTCCTCAAGCTAGAGGAAGGCGCTGACCTATCTGAGCAAGAGTCTGAGCTGATCAAGACTGTTGTTGATTCACTATCGCCACAGGTTGAGGTAGAGGCAGAAGAGGAAACCCCTAGCCTTCTCGACCTAAAGCGTAAGCAACTTGAACTTCTACTAAAGAGGAACTAATGGCTACTAAAGCACAAATCAAAAAGGTCATCCTTGACCTAGCCGGCAACCCATCTGTCGGTGCTATCTATACTTTGTCTGACAAGTGGGCTGATGCCATTTGGAAACTAGACAACCCAGATGTCGCTATCGAAGCTGATAGTGAACCTGACAGTGGCGCATCTGCTCCCGCCACTAAAAGGGAAACTCGCATTACCAAGCCAACAGAAACGCGGTAGCCCCCTTCCGCAGTTGCCAGAGCGAGAATCCGCCCCGCAGGGCTTGTCCTTTCACCTGCGGGGTTTTCCTTTGCGGTCATAGGTTAGAATTATTAGTAGGGCTGAGTGTAAGCACCGCCTGTTTCAGTTCTGCGTAAGCGCGGCTGATGTTTCGTTACTAATCACTAGGAGAAATGCCAAATGTCACAGTCCTTTATTAAGGCACAGGCAGAGGCTCGCGCAAAGGCTTGGGAAGAGGCAAAAGCCCTTCTCGATGTCGCTGCTGCTGAGAACCGCGACCTATCCGGCGAAGAGCAGGAGAAGTTCGACAGGATCAACTCAGAGCTAGATGAGCGTGCCGCTGCTATCGAGGCAGTTCGCAAAGCTGAGGAGCGCGAGGCTAAGGCCGCCGAAGCTGCTCGCGGCTTTGAGGTTGCTGAGGTCTCTAAGACCGACAGCGACTATGTTCGTGCACTCGCTATGGGAGAACTACGCTCCCACACCTTCGAGACTCGTGGAACCCTGACCCCATCAGGTTCTGCCGGTCTAGTCCCACAGAGCTTCGTCTCTCGTGTATTTGACCTTGCTCGCGAGGTCGGCCCGATGCTCGATGTCTCTGAGGTATTCCAGACCAACAGTGGAGAAGACCTAAAGATCCCAACGCTCACCGCGTATGGAACTGCTGGTCTTGAAGCTGCGGGTGCAGAGATTAACGAGTCTGAGCCAACCTTCAGCTCAATCACCCTCGGCGCATACAAGTATGCGTTCCTCGTGCCGGTCGCACGCGAGTTGATTGAAGATGGTGGCGTGGACATCGCTGATGTTCTTGCTCGCGCAGCAGGTAACTCCATCGGAGTTGCTATCAACACTGCACTCACCACCGGATCTGGCTCAGGCCAGCCAAACGGAATCGTTACCGCTGCCGGCACTGCTGTCAACGGAACTGTTGTTGGTGGATTCACCGCAGATGAGGTCATTGATGTTCTCTACTCGGTAGATGGCGCAGTTCGCCGTCTCCCAGGTAGCGGATGGCTAATGAGCCCATCGGCAATCAAGACCGCTCGCAAGCTAACCGACACCGCTGGCAACTATGTCTTCCAGCCATCGCTTGCTGCTGCTACCCCTGACACCCTGCTTGGCTTCCCAGTATTTGAGAATCCGAACATGGCAGCAGTGGGCTCCGCGGCCGCCAGCTTTGGATTCGGATACCTGCCAAGCTACAAGGTTCGCCTTGCCGGTGGCCTGCGCGTAGACCGCAGCGATGACTACAAGTTCGCAAACGACTTGTCTGTCTTCCGCTTCATGGTTCGCGTTGATGGTGACCTATCGCACCAGAGCCACTTCAAGATTTACAAGGGAACTGCTGCTTAGTTCTTAGTAAATCACGCAAAGCCCTCAGCCCAAAAGCTGGGGGTTTTTGCTATTGTGAAGATAGAAAGGTCTTTATGTCTAAACACGAAAAACTAAATCTCACAATCACAACTTGGTCAAACAGCCCCTATCAGCCAACAGGCTATGGGATGCAAATCGGTTACCTGCTCGACTACTTAGTCCGGCATGGCGTAAATGCGGCTCATCAATCCAACTACGGCGTTGAGGGCAACAATGTTATTCACAAGACTAAGCATGGGGAAATCCCTCACTATGCCAGAGGGTATGACGGCATGAGCCAAGATGCCCTAGCTGTCAATCACAGAATCAACGCCGCTAAGAGCTTGGATAAGGATTACATCCTGACCCTCGGAGATGTCTGGACTCTTAAACCACAAATGTGGCCGACTGAGGAGTTCCCTCGGATTCTCTCTTGGGTTCCGCTAGACCACATCTCCCTGCCACCTGCCATTAGGGTTTGGCTAGAGAAGGACAATGTGACACCGATAACAATGTCACCCTGGGGCAAGGAACAGCTCGACAATGCAGGCATAGAAAACACCTACATCCCTCACTCGATTGACACTGTCTCAGAGTTCAAGCCGACACAGAAAATCGGTAAGGAAAATGCAAGGGAGTTTCTAGGGGTTGCTGAGGATGACTTCCTAGTAGTAATGAACGCAGCCAACAAAGCAAACAAGTCAATTCATCGCAAGGCTTTCGCTGAGGCACTCATGGCGTTTGCAGTATTCAAGCAGAAAGTCCCCAACGCTTATCTATACATACACACAGAGCCAAAGGGAATCATCGGCGGGTTTCACCTGCCTCGACTAGCTGAGGCCTGCGGGCTAGACATGGACTCGGTTATCTTCCCTGACCCAACCGACTACCGACTAGGCATTGAGACTAAGGACTTGGCCGGCATCTACTCTGCTGCCGATGTTGCCCTGCAACTATGCTACGGCGGTGGATTTGAGATTGGCGTGATTGAGGCGCAGGCCTGTGGCACAAGAGTTATTACTGTGGGCTGGACAGGGCCAAGAGACCTAGTAGCAGAAGATGGCTGGAAGGTATCCGGTCAATTGTTTTGGGATGAGGCTCAGGCAGGCTGGTGGAAGATTCCATCTATCGCCTCGACTGTTGCAGCTTTGGAAGAGTCCTATGAGGCATCTAGGGAGCAGGGCAGGGAATCAAAAATCGCTAGAGAGTTCGCTAAGGGCTTTGACAAAGAAAAGATTTGGAATCACTACTGGCTACCCTTCCTGAAAGGACTTCAATAATGGAGCAGTATCAAGACATCTGGATCAAGGGAAAACTAAAGGCTAAAGGCATCCGCGAAGTAGAGTCTCGCTATGAACTAATCAAATCAGTCGCAAGCAAATACAAGCGACCCTTTACAGTTCTCGACATAGGCGCGAACCTCGGTTACTTCTCTATCCGGCTAGCAGAGGACTTCCCAGACTGCACAGTAGTTGCCATTGAGGGAATCTACGGCAACTGGCTAAAGCAGGTGCTTGTCGAAAACGACAACAAGCGCATACTCCTGTTGAAGCAGACTTTTGACCTGAACTCTCTAAGAACACTGTCCGAGGTAGAGCACTTTGACATGGTGCTAGCAATGTCCGTTATCCATCACATACCAGGTGGCTTTGATAATGTCCTAGAGGTTGTGAGGTCGCTAGGCGAGACTGTCGTCGCAGAAATAGCAACAGAGGATGGCGCTTGCGGTCAGTCCTCAGTCAAGGCCGGCTACATCCCGAACGATGCTCAGGTAATTGGTCATGGCAAGTCACACCTCAACGGCCCGCCTCGACCTGTGTTCGTGATGAAGCAGAAAAAGAACACGCTGAAAAAGTCCTACCTAACCACACCGAGAGCAGACTCTCATGAGCTAGAGATTGAGTCGAATTTCTTTGTCAAAAAGAAACATCAGCGAGGCCGCACCTACGACTGGCACAGAGGCATCAACCTGAGAACCTTTATCAACTACTGGGGTCGCTATCCGAGCAGGGACTACATCGTTAGCCTGCTAGAAAAACGCAGGCCCAAAGAAAAGCATGGCGACCTAACTGTTCACAACACAATCCTGCAAGGCGATGATGTGCAGTTCATTGACTGGTATGACCCAGGTATCAATGTCCTAGACGATGACAGAACCTTCGCTGAAATGCTAAAAGAACTTCGGGAAGTAGAATAGAAGCGGAGGATTTATGGCAATCACAAATGGCTATTGCAGCCTAGTTCAAATCAAAGCAGCAACCGGCATCACTGATGACATTGACAACAGCTTGCTGGAGATGGCAGTTGAGTCTGCATCGCGACAGATTGACTCATACACTGAGCGCATTTTCTACAACGCCGGAACTGCTACAAGACTGTTCGCACCGCTAGATAACTATGTCTGCGCAACAGATGACTTTATTACCCTGACCTCAGTCAAGACCTCAGAAGACGGCGAGACCTTCGACACAACCTGGGAGACAACAGACTGGCAGGCTGAACCACTAAACGGCGTTAGCGGCGGTCTGGTGACCTCCTACACGCAAATCAGAGCCATTGAGGACTACCTGTTTCCAACCAGAGGCGGAGAAGCCACAGTGCAGATTGCCGGCACTTGGGGATGGAGCGCAGTCCCTATCGCCATCACCCAGGCAACAGTCATCCTTGCCTCAAGAATCTTCAAGCGCCTTGATGCACCGCTAGGCATCATCTCAGGCGAGCTAGGCTCAATGCGAGTCGGCTTCAAACTAGATCCTGATGTTCAGCACCTTATCGAGCCCTATCGCAAACTGAGGATGGCCTAATGGCTTCGATTCAGGAACTAAGAGAAGGAATCGCTACCAACCTAGCGACCATCTCAGGTCTACGAACATCCGCAGACATCCCTGACAACCCCAACCCTCCTGTGGCAATAGTGCAGCTAAATAGAGTGGATTATCACCAAGACTTTCAGCGGGGAATGACCGAATACAACTTCGCAGTGCAGGTTCTGGTTGGCCGCGTAGATGATCGCACAGCACAGCGCAACCTCGATGCCTTCTGTTCATCCACCGGAAGTTCCAGTGTGTCACTTGCGGTAGAATCGAATAGGACACTAGGCGGTAAGGCCTTTGACTGCATAGTGACCGAAATGACGAGCTACGGCTCGGTTGTTGTTTCAGATGTTACCTATCTGGCAGCCGAGTTCAATGTTCGTGTCTTAGCTAGCTAACACGAGGAGAAAATAAATGGCAAAGCAAGTTCTGACAGATGTTGTCGTTATGCTCAATGGCACAGCGATTTCGCAGTCAGTCAATTCCGTTGAGCTGTCCCTGACTTCGGATGCAATCGAGACCACCAGCTTTGGTGACACTGGATTCCGCACCTACAAGGGCGGACTGAAGTCCGGCTCAATCACCCTATCTATGCACAACGACTACGCAAGCACCGCGCTTGACGGCGTTCTTTGGGCACTCTGGAACACCATTGCTACAGTGGCTGTCTACCCAGCAGGAACTCCTGTTGGCACTAGCACCCCTGAATACGAGGTAACCGCGTTGATTGACAACCTGACCCCAGTCGCAGGAGCGGTGGGGGATTTGGCCGTTCAAAATTTGACATGGACTGTAACAGGTGCAATCACTCGCTCAGAGTCCTAAACTAACTAAATAAACGAAAGGACAAACCATGCGGATGCAACTAGAGGTTGAGTTCGAGGATGGCAAGAAAGACACTGTTCAGATCAACATGGCTGACATGGTGAAATTCGAGTCACACTTCAACTTGAGTATTGCGAAGCTAGGGCAGGAGATGAAGATAAGTCACCTGCTCTGGCTCGCATGGTCATCCCTCTCAAGGCAAGGCCTGAAGGATGACTTTGACACTTGGGTTGAGAAGGTCGGCGGAATCGGCGCTGTTGACCCAAAAGCATCGAAGGGCTAGGCGCTAGTTCTGCTCACTGGTATCTAGTCAATCTGGCTTACGAATACAAGATAAGCCCGCAAGAGCTGATGAAGCTCGATGAGCGTATGCTCTGGACTATGGGCCGCTACTTGATTTGGCGAGCGCAGGAGATGAGCAAATAGCAGACACCGCCTCGAGGGGCGGTTTTCTGTTAGGTAGAATTGACTAGAGGTAGAGATGGCAATTAGCACGCAAAGCATACTGAGTTCAGGTGGACTCCAACTTGCCACAAACTTTTCTGTTCAAGACATCCGGCAACTGCAAAGAAGGCTAAGAGACATCGAGCCAGGATTGCGCACACAGTTTATGCGCGAGATAAAGCAGATCGCTGTTATTCCGAATCAAGCCATCAAGAGGGCTATCCCAGGCATCCCTCCCCTGTCGGGCTTTGCCGGTGAGAGCCGCGTTTCTTGGGGCAAGGGCAAGCCAGCTAAGTCAACGACTGTTAGATTCAGAACTCAGTCCAGCAGCAAGAGCCTAAACACTACCCTCCTAGCCATCAGGGTGAACTCTGTGGCTACATCTATCGCTGACATGGCTGGAAGGTCAGGCAGGTCAGTTGGTCGAGGCTACAGGGGCTCTGGAATGACCCGCGAGTTTGTGAAGCGCCGCAGAGACGGATCAACCTATCTTGTCAGAAGGCGCACTACTGCCGAGGCGGGTAGAAAGTTCATTGCCAACCTAAACAGGCAGACAGGTAATCTTGCCTCACGCTTTGCTTGGAAGTCAGTAGAGAACGATTTGCCGGCGCTACAGCGTAGGGTAATTCAAGTTGTGAACAAGTATGAGCGCATAGCTAATTACAGAATGGTGCGTGGCTAATGGCAATCAATGTAGTCCTCAAATCAATCTTCGATGACAAGGGCATCAAGGAAGCGCAGAAGGGCTTTGACCAGTTAGGTCGAGGAGTTGACAAGGCGTTCAAGGCGCTGACTGTCGGTGCTGGAATTGCTGCTGTCGGACTAGCGAAGTTTGGTGGCGATGCTATCAAGGCAGCGAGTGATTTAGAAGAGTCAACAAACGCTGTCAATGTTGCCTTCCTTGAAGCCTCTGAGTCTGTCCTCAAAATCGGTGAGACCTCATCTGAGGCATTAGGTCTAGCCCGCACTGAGTTCAATCAAGCAGCCGTTAGGTTCTCAGCCTTTGCCGACAGGGTAGTTGGTGAGGGTGGCGATGTCGCTGAGTTCATCGGAGACATTACAACTCGTGCTGCCGACTTTGCCTCGGTGTTTAACATTGATGTTGCTGAGGCTTTGCAGGTCTTCCAGTCAGGTCTTGCAGGTGAGGCTGAACCGCTAAAGCGATTTGGTATCAACCTGCTTGAGTCTGAGGTCAAGGCTTATGCCCTGCGTGCTGGCATCATCTCTGTCGGTGAGTCAATGGATGAGACTCAAAAGGTGCAGGCTCGCTATGGCTTGCTCTTGGAGTCCACAGCTAAGACCGCCGGTGACTTTGCCAACACCTCGGAAGGTTTGGCTAACTCGCAGAGAATCCTGCGTGCCAGGTTCACAGACCTACAGGCTGAAATCGGCAACGCACTGCTACCGGTTGTCACTGACCTACTCAAAGCAGTTGCAGACCGACTCCTTCCAGCCTTTGAGGACTTGGGTGCGTTCTTTAGATCGCCGCAGGGACAGAAAGCAATTGATGATGTTGCCGCCTCGCTTGAGTCAATGTTCAACTTCATCGCTGACAACTTCGACGCGATAGTCAGAACCACTCAGGCAGTCGCAACCTTTGTCATTGGGCTAAAGGTATTTACAACAGTGGTTCAGGGCGCTACAGCCGCTCAGAGGCTATTCAACCTAGCTGTCAAGGCTAACCCCTATGTCCTAGCGGTAACTGCCCTGCTTGCTTTGGTTTCAGCAATGGGGGCTTTCAAGCGCGATGCTGACGGCGCTCGCCTAAGCGCACAGCGCAAGGGCTACCAAATCGCAATCCTTGAGGGTGAGATTGCACAGCTCAATGAGGGCTATCGAGTTGGCGCGATAGATCAGGAAGCCTACGATGCACAGCTAAACGCTATGCAACAAACCCTGAACTCAGTGAAGATTAGCGTTGACCAAACCGCAGGAGAGTTCAACCGGTTCAACCAGCTCAGGCTTGATGGAGCGATTGCCTCAATGAACGCGTTCAAAGCATCAACCTCTTTCGCAGAACGCCAGGCTCGCAATTTCGCTGACTCTTATTCCTACTTGGAGTCAATTGGTGCTGTAACTTCTCGCACCGCGCCATCTGCCGCAGGAGCAGGTGCATCTGCCGGTGTTGCCGCCGAGTCTGCCTTTGACAAGGTGCGCAAGTTCATCAAGGATGCCCAGAAGGATCTTCGCAACGCGCAGGAGACTTACGCAAAGACAGTGCAGGGTGTTCGCGAGAACTACACCGATGCAGTCCTCAAAACAGAAGAGGCTTTCGCAAATCGCCTAGCAGACATAGTTCAGCAGTCACAGAATCGCCTCAGAAGCGCTTTCGCTAATGTCGTAAGGGTTTCACTCACAGACATCTTTACAGTCGAGGAGACCTCATCTGTCGAGAACCTAGTTCAGGGCTTGCAAGAGAGGCTAAGTAAGTCTCGCAACCTTCTAAATAAGGCCGCAGAGCTAAATGCGGCAGGATTCTCGCAAACCTTTATTGAGCAGGTAGTTGAAGCCGGA